TTATAATATTTTTTTTTATAATCTTCCATTATATATATATATATAATATTTTTATTAAAATTATTTTATTTTTTTATTATTTTTAATAGATTCAGAAATATAGTTATAATAATAATAAGCACATATACTACCAATACAAGCACCAATTAGAGTTTGTTGTATTGTATGACACCCCATTAATACTCTAGAATACATTGTATATAAAACAAAACATAAGACTATTATAAAAATATATGGTCTGTATTTATGTTTTACATTATATTCATCAATTATATAATTATACATAAATACCGCAACAAATGCCGCTAAAATACTATGTCCGCTAGGCATACCTTCACTAGTAGAATAATTATTTTCACTTATATAAAAACATCCACAATTTAAGGCTCCTTCGGGGCGTTTAAATCTACCAATAATAGGAAAATCTATTATATTATATTTATTAGTTAAATAATTACCAATTGGTTTACATATTATATTTTTAAAAACATTTACACCTATATAATCCATAAAAAACCAACCTAAAATTAGATAAAATATAAACATACTTTTATTATTAAAATATAAAGCAAATAAAATTAATGGAATAGTGCATGGAGTTGATGCAAAAAATTTGTTTAATAGTGAAGATTTATCTTGAATTATATTCATTAACTATACTATTTTAAATTATTTTATTTTTTTTTTTGATTATTTTGATTATTTTCTATTATTTTTCATATTTTCTAACATTTAGAAAAATACTTGTAATAATAATATCCTAATATACCACCAATTAATACTCCCATTATAGTTTGTTCTATTGTATGACAACCTAACATTACTCTGGTATACATCATATAACTAGTTATTAATATTAAAACTAGAATTAATATTATATGATTTGAATAATTTAAATTAATATTATTTTTATATGAATTTTTAATAAAATAATAGATATATATACATATAAATCCTATTAACATACTATGTCCACTAGGCATTCCCGAACTAGTTGAATAATTATTTTCATCTATATAGAAACAACCACAATTTTTAGCTCCACTAGGTCTAGTAATTAAACCAATAAATGGTAATTCATTATTAGTAGAATCCTTAATAATATAATTAGAATATAAATCTAATAAAATGCTAAAAATTTGTTTAAATAATGGAACAGAAATAAAATTTATAACAAGTGTTCCAATAAAAAAATTAAATAATTCAATTTTTTTTGTGAAATAATAAAGAATAAAAATAATTATAGGACTATTAAATGGTATACTTCTAAAAAATGTATTTAACAATGAATGTTGATTTTGGCAAATATTCATTTTAATTATAATATATATAATATAAAAATGTCTATTATAGAATCATATTATCAAAAAATAAAAAATTTAATAACTGAATATGAAACTATTTTAGAATTAGATAAAGAATATATGACTGAATATTTACAACATTGTGGAAAAGACTTAAATAAAAAAAATCCAGAAGTAATAGATAATATTCAACAAACGCAAATATTTACACAAACAAAATTTATAAATGATGAAATTTTTTGCACCAAAGCTATTGCTGATAGTATTTCAAAACTTTTTTATAAACCCTTAGCAAAATTATTACATCCAGATAAAAAAAAAAAGAAAAAAAAAAGTATAATAAATGAAGATGATGAAAATATGGAGAGTGATGAAAATGAGGAAAATAACGATTTTATAAAATTAAATAGTGCATATGAAAGTAATGATTATTTGACTTTATTTTTATTTCATTATGAAAATAAGATAGATATTGATATTACAGATGAAATTATTAAGATGTTAGATATTGAGATTCAAAAGAAAATGCAAGAAATTCAAAAAATTAAAAGTACTATTTATTGGCAATGGAATATTTCAGATGATATGCAAAAACAATTAATTCAAGAATTTGTTAAAGCGCAATTATAATAAATCATATAAATTATATAAAACATATAAATATATTAACATAAAAATTTGTATATATATGCCTAGAGGATTTAAAAATGCAAAAAAAAATCTATTAAATGATAATTCTCAAGATAAGATAAATAAAACAAATAGAACAAACAAAAAAAATAAAGCAAAAAAAAAACAACACGATGAAAAGGTAATAGAATATTATGATAATGAAGAATTAATACAATGGATTTTATGTGATTCATATATTAGAGAACAATCTAGAAATAAAATATATAAGGAAAATGAAGATATTATAAATTTATATGAGTATAATATAAATTATTATACAAATTTAATATATGATTTACAACATATAGATAATCCAGAATATTATATAGACTTAAAAAATAAAGAAAATACAGAAAATTTAATAGATAAATATATAAAACTTAAAAATAAAATAATGATTGAATTAAAAGTATTTTTAAATACAATAGAAAACGATATTGGGGGTACAGAAATAGCATTAAATGATGAATTTTTTATTCAACAACTTGAATTATTTGAAACTATTTCTCAAAATTCTCAATAATTTGTTTTGCATTTTTTTTATTTTCTATACTTTCATGTGAGCTTTGCTTATCTGTTTTATTATCATAGAATACTTTATCATCCCATTTTCCCGGTAAAAAATATGGTGATATATCTTTTTCTAATTTTTTATTATATTTCATATCAATACTAAATAATCGAGCCGTTTTATAAAATGTTCCTAAATACATATCAACTGGATATTTTATTGGTAGTATATTTTTTAATATTTTTTTTATAAAATTTCTTGTAATAATATAACACACTGTACCAGATGTAAATCCTTCCATTTCTTGTTTTATTGTTATTTTATCATTTATTTTTAAGATTTTTTTCATAAAAGACTTAGTATTATTCCAATTACCATTCCATAAAAATAATACATCAAATTTTTTTTTATTTTCTTCTAATTTTCTTAATGTTAAATCAACATTCTTCTTAAATGTTTTTCTTAATATTACATCATCTTCCATTACCATACCATATTCTGAACCACTTTCTAATATTTTTATCCAAGCATTTAAATGAGACATAGTAATAGATACTTCAATAGGTGTAATATCAGTTTTTTTTATAATTTGAGGCTTATGTGTATACATTTTATAAATAATATTATCTGTAAATTTCTTACCATTAACACAACTTTCTCTGCAAAACTTTAATTCAGCATTTTTAGCAGATTCCTTAAATTTTTTCAAACGCATTTTATGAATAGCACAATTTATTATGAATAATGGCATTTTATTTTCAAAATTATCGGAACATTTTTTAAATGTAGGTGTTTTTTTTAATTTTTTAAATCCGATTTTTCTCATAAATGGTGTAATTTTAAATTTTTCACCCATATATTATATAAAAATATTTTAAATATTGTATAATAGTTAATTTACTAGTTTAGGATTTAATTCGGAGAATACCATATAATGATCTGATGTAAAACGCAATAACTCACGAGTTTTTTGTGGTAATTTTTTCATTGAATTATATACTTTATGTTTCTTAAATAATTTAGGATCACTACTTAATATATAGTCCCCCGGGGTTAATATTTGTTTTCCATTTTTATTATCTTTACGTGATTTATGTCCTTTTTCATGCCAACAACAAGTTCTAAAATATTTTAATAAATATTCACCATTTAATCCATTATGAAATTTATATTTTTTAGTTCCATATTTTAAAACTAATGGTTGATTTTTATTTATTAATGCTTGTGTGTCATTTGTATCTCCTAATAATATATGTGTAGTATCCTTAAGCCATTTTTGAGGAATTGTTTCTTGTATTTTTTTTTCAATTTGTTTTACATCTTCACGAGTCTTAACCAAAGGAAAATGAACATTTATTATTAAGAAGTTTTTATCGGTAACAACTACAGAACATGGGTGACTATTTTTTAATGTTGGTGATAAATTAAAAACAATTTCATGAGTCATATTACCGAATACCTTGCTATTCCAACATGTTAAAAGATATACCGTTTTTTTTATATTTGGTTTCCATAAACTATGTCTAATGTGGCTATCTAAATGTGGAATATTTTCACTAACTGTTTTATATAAATTTTTATCAGATACTTCTTGAAAACCTATTAAATGTAATGGATATTTCTTATTCATAGTTTTTAATGTTTCTAAACTATTTCTATAACAGCGTTTTATATTTTTATATTTTTTTTCACATTTACGGGCATAATCTTCTTCAGAAGCATATTCTGGGGCTACATTTTCTTGAATAGCCCAACTTAAATTCCACGATGCTACATATTTATTATTTCTTGTATCATGGTGATGTTTTCCATCATCATGTTTTTTATTATCATGATTTTCACCACCATATTTTTTCATAGCTAAATATTTACTTTTATATTTTAAATATTTTTCCTTATATGAATCCATTATATTTATATAGGATATTTTTATTTTTTATTTTTTTATTGTCTATTTTTTTGGATTAAAAGAAGTTCCACAACCACAGTTATTTTCAACATTTGGATTTTTGAATATAAATTTTTTAGCCATTACATCTTCATTCCAATCTATTTTTGTTCCAATTACATTTAATAAACTATGTCCACATATTTGAATAGGTATGTCATCTATTTTACAAATTTCATCATATTTTGTTTTTTTCTTCATTTCAGACATAGGCACTAGATCATATGTAAAACCATTACAACCACCACCCTTAATTCCAAAATAAAATCCCTTATATCTACTATTTGAACGCAATATATTACTGAATTGTTTTGATGCTGATTTAGTTATTGTAATTAAAGATTTTTTCATTTACTATATATTAGAAAAAAATAATATTAATTAAACTTTTTTCTAAAAAGTTTCTTTTTGATCTAAACTTTTTTCTAAAAAGTTTCTTTTTGATCTAAACTTTTTTCTAAAAAGTTTCAAAAGTTTCAAAAGTTTCAATCGTCATCACTAAGCATCATAAATTCTTCTATATGAGATTGTTCTGATTTTTTCTTACATTTTTTCTTTGTTGTTTCATTTAAGTCATCTATAATATTACTAGTCATATTATGAATATTTTTATTTTTTTCTAATGTGTCTTCAAAATCATCTGTTTTTACATGCATATCATATATTTCATATTTACATTTCTTATAAAATGTTTTTCTTTTAGTACATTGATTAGCGAATGGTCTGAAATTATCCTTAATGTCAATAATTAATGGACGAATTTCATGTGTTTTTCTTAATATACGACCAACACTTTGTTCTATATTACTTTTTGGTGTTGTCATAAACAATGTATTTAATTCTGGTATATCTAATGCTTCACTAGACATACTAAATGTTCCTAATATAATTGGTTTAGTTTCCGATATATCTAAATCTTTTTGTTTCATTCCACCTACATAAAATCCAACATCAAATCCTTTTTCAGTTAATTGTGTATGTATATATTTTAAATGATCTCGTCTATCACTTAATATTAATATTTTCCTACCCGGTTCTTCCATAATTTTTTGAACTTCTCTAAGAATTACTGATGTTCTTGGTATATAATTAGCAACATTATTAATCATTCGTGCTGTAATTGGTTTTCCATCATAACCTTCTTCTACTTTACAGTAACTTTGGGTTGTATCATCAATTTCAATTACTTTAACAAATACATTATGCTGTTTTCCACCCTTACTTCTATATACAATAGGACCTAAAAACCATTCAAAAACTTTTTGTAATCCGTCGGATCTATTAGGTGTAGCAGTTAAACCAATTGTATATTTAAATGAAACTTTTGGTAATGCTCTTGAAAAAACCTCTGATGAAATATGATGAGCTTCGTCTACTATAACAGTACCAAAACTATCAAAAGCATTTTCTTCAAATTCTTTCATACTTAATGATTGTAACATTCCTAT